GACGGCGCCATTTGCGAATAATGCGCTGTGGGAGTGAGCCTTGATCTCATCCCCTTGAGACGATCCTATCTCTCGACCGGCATCCACCTCCCGCCCATGATCCCAACCCCGCAAAAACTCCCCACGCGCCTCAGGCAGTCGGAAATTACCAACTCCCTCATCGCCCTTGTTGAACTTGCCGCCCAGATAAGCGCTCAAGTCCGGGTAAGTCGCGGTGCTCTTGACGCTGTTATCCAGCTCCAAAAACCCGGGTGGTGGCGCATCAACCGGGAACGCCACAATCGATCCCACCGGCAGCGCCGAAGCCTTGGCAATCAGCGCTTCAACTTCAGCCTTGGTGTACGAATCCTTGATACCAAAACCGGCCAGCGTTTCAGGGTTGGACCCAGCGGTAGCGCGGCCATATTCATCAACCGTCACGCTCTTGTAAGTCCCCGCAGCAATCCCGGTTCGCCCGGCCAGCATCTTGAATGTCAGCGCGGTCGTGCCGAGGGTAATCGGTGCATTGGTGGTCAGGTGCCACAGCGAATCTCCGTTCGCCACGCCCTCCTCCACCATCACCGTCAGACCCGGGGTAACCTTGGCGCTGCTGTTGGCGTCGGTCGCCCGCTGCCAGTCACCATTGGCGACGATCCACAGGCCGTTGTCCTTGGCCAGCGTCTGGCTCGGCAGCAGCACGCGATCGCCGGCAACCACGGCAGCACCATCGATCTGCTGGGCGCCTTTCAGTACGACGTTGCCAGTCGCAGCGACGCGCACCGATTGCTTGCCATCGAGCTTGCCGAGTTCTTCGGCCAGGTAACTCATAACCCAGGCACGGGTCGCCTTGACCACCGTGTCATCGATCAACAACGTCACCAGCGACGCATTGCTGGTCTCGAAAATCGAGCGAATGTAGAACTCTTTACCCGACCCCGAGTTGGCGAGAATCGGCTTGAACGACTCCGGATATTTGACGATGGCATAGAGCACGCCAGTGTCAGTCCACAACCCCGCTTCCCGAACATACCAACCACCAACATCCGGCGGGATGGTCACTTCAGCAAGCAGCCAACTCGGATTTTTCTCGTCCTGGAACAGCGCGTTGAGCGGTCCGCGCCAGACTTCGCGTTTGAGCGCGGTGGCGGTTGCGGCCGGGTTGTAGACCCCGCCCTCGCCGCCGTCGCCGACAGAAAAATGCGTCAACTTGATCGGCACGCCCGCGGCCTTGCATGCCGTTTCGTAGGCAATCCCTGCGTTGGTGAGCAGGGTGTAATAGTCAGCCATTCAGGCCCCCTGAGGATAAATAGTGGATGTTTCGACGGTGTACATGCCGGCAGCCATGAACGCCTCGCCAGAGGTTTCAAGACCTTCGATGAACACCGGATAAACCGTGGTCAGTTCGCCGCAGAACGTCGCGGCGCCGATGACGTGATTGCCGAACGCGCTCAAGCCGACCGAGACCGTCAGCACATCGCGCTCGCTCTTGGCATCAGCCAGACGGCGGTCGAGACGAGCATCGATTGCTGCGCTGTAGGGTTGGTCGCTGAAGGCGCGCACGGAAAAGCTGTAGGGCGCGCCGGGCGGTGTCTGTTCGTACCAGGCGCGGATTTCCGGGCGCAGTTGCAAACCTTTCGCGGCGTTTTCCAGCGCCTTGCGAGTGCCGGCCTGGCGCCCGGTGGGCCAGGCCAGTTCGACGGTCAGGCGCTTCTCCGCTTCCGGCGCTTCGGTGCTCCATTCGGCGACGCCGCGATCGGCTGCCAGATACGGCAGGAAAGCCACCGGCGTTTCGCTTGGGTTCATCAGTTCGGGAAACGGTGGTGCGATGCGGTCGAGCAAGGCGCCGAAACCCAGATCCAGTCCGCGTTCGAGGGCCGAGCTGTTGGCGGGCAGCAAAGTCGGCCGCTGAGGTTTTTCACTCATAGCGTCAGCACCTCGACTTCAACCGCGGTGCAATAGGGCGCCTGAAACGCGGTCGTCACGATCGGCGTCAGCGGTTCTAGAATCTGCAGTTGTACTGCCCCGGCGCTGTGCAGCGTGTAGTCGATCCAGCTCGGATCGACCCGACCTTCCAGGCGATGACAGCTGTCGGCATAAGCCTGCAATTGTGCTTGCGCGGCGACCTTGGTCAGGCCCGAATCGGGACCGGAATTGATCTTCGCGACGACGCGGATTTTGTAGCGCTGGATCTCGGCAGCCTTGACGGTGACGAGGTCGGTTTCCGGGCGCACGTCGGGGCGGGCGAAATGCTGACGGACGCCTTCAAGCAATGCTTCGGAAGGCGTGCCATCGCCTTCTCGGGAAAGAACGGTGACCTGCACTTCCCCCGGCGCGGTGCGCCGCCCGTTGCCATCCTTGACCTGTGCGGCGAGACCGTCCGGGTTGAAGGTGTAAGTGACATTCACTACGCCGGAATCAGTGGACTCGACCTGCACCGTGGGCCGCTCGCCGAGGGTGAATACCTCACGGCGATACTGCATCCGCGAACCCGCCGCCGGTGCATGAGGTGCCAGGTAATAACGCAGCCGAGCGTCGTCATCACTTTCATAAATCGCCGGCACCGGCGGGAATGCCGCCGGGTCGCCGGGATCGAGCAATTGCCGCTCCAAGCCCATGTCCGCCAGCCGCGCATCGAGATTGCTGCCGGTCGCCCACCACGCCAGCATCTGCTTGATACGTGCGTTGTATTTGCGCTCATGGGTTTGCAGACGCACGCAGAACGCTTCCAGCGCCAGGGTCAGCAATTCGCTTTCGTTTTCCAGACTCGCCTTGAGTTTCACGGCGCTGGCCGGCGAGCGAGCCCCCACGTATTCGATGACGAAAGTCTTGAACTCGGCGAGCAAGTCTTCGAACGCTTCGACCGTGATCAGCGCGGGTTCGGCCAGCTGATTCTGGCCAGGTATCAGCATGCTCATGTCAGCACCTCGAAGGTTTGTTGGCGGTTTTTCCAGGTGCCGGCGAAGCGCAGCAGCAGGCCATCGCCGTGACGACTGGCGACAATTACTTGCGGCTGAAAATCGTCGATGCCGTTTTGCGAGTTGTAGAACGCTTGCGCGGCGTGGCTCTGTGCCAGAAGCAGAATGTCGTCACCGAGGTTCTGCCCGAGGAGAGTGGGAATCAGCGAACCGTACAAAGGTCGTTTCTGCCGGGTGCCCAGCGGTGTGGTCAGGGCTCGGGTCGCGCGCTGCACGAATTGCAGCCAGTCGTCGACCGTGGCCCCGCTGTCTCTATCGATTCCGATCATGGGAGGCTCTTGAATCAGGGGCTGATGACGCGGCCCTGGTGATCGACCAAGGGGCCGCTGAAGTGCACGCCCGAGGCGTCAATACTCAGGCCGACGGAGCCCAGTTGCAGGGTGATCAGTTGTGGCGTCATGGCCAGACGTGCCGGGCCGATGCTCAGTTCGAGCGACTCGCGAGACCCGTGGAATTGCGTTGGTCCGTTGAGCCAGTGCAAGGCGTGGCTGGCGTCGTCGTAACTGCTTTCGCTGCCGTCCTGATGTACCCGACGGGTCAGCGTCGGCACAGTCGAGGCCGGGGGGAAACGGTCACTGTTCAAGCCGAACAACGCGACACTCTGCGCACCGCTTTCACCGCTGCCATAGTTGAACAGCAGGCACTGCTCGCCCACCGTTGGGATGCGCGATTCGCTTTGCGCCCCGGCGCTAGGATTGAAGAACTTGATCACTGGGGTGAGCAATCCACCATGGCTGACCTGGCAGGTATTGCTCGCCGCATCAACTGACTGACAGATGCCAATGCGACAGAAACTCTCGGCGCGGCGGTGCAAGTCTTCGATTTCCGCTTCCATTTCCGCCAGACGCTCAATGATCGGGCCAAGCTGCATACGCAGTAATGCATCGAACATCGGTCAGCCCTCCAGCGCGGTGTACTGATCTGGATCGTCGATGTCGCTGACTTCCCAGGTGCGAGCGAATTTCGGCATGCCCAGTGGATCGTCGAGCAGGGTCGAGCCGAGGTAGAGCGTCTGCTCGAAGGTCAGGGTCCAGGCTTTGTATTGCTGATCAGCACTAATAAGCAACGATGGCAAGCCATCGATATTCAGGGGCAGATCGCATTGATCGCCGGGCAATCCCCAGCGGTTGTCGGTGATCAGGTTTTTCAGCACGGCGATCAGATCGCACGCTGCAAAAGCGGTCGCAGAAAGCGCCGGGATGACTTGCAGTGACAACGTCATGACATGAGCGATACGCCCATCAGCGGCGCGCATGCCGGACGCATTTCGGTCAAAGTCAATCAGTACCCAAGCCTGTTCGCCCGCTGCTGTGAAGTCAGCGTCACTGCCGACATTGAGGTTGAGACCGGCGGTGTTGCGCAGTGTCGTCGCGATGGCTGTGAACAGTTGCGACGGCTGCTGGATCGGTGTGGGCATACATGACCTCCTTTTCAATCGTCCACGTGCAGCCCTGCCGCCAACATGGCGGCACGGAAAAATATTCAGGGTTAAGGCTGGTCGCGCGGCGGCACGTCACAGACGCCGATGCGCTTGGCCGCCCAGCGTTCGTAAAGGCCGATGGCGACGTCGGCGCCGGCCATGGCGGTCAGGCAGCCAAACGCACCAGCGGCCCAGATCGACATGCCGGCGGCATACAGCAGCATGATTGCCGACACGCCGCAGATCATGCAGGCGCCGGAACGCAGAGCCAGACGCCGCACCAGCGACCAGCCGCGGGCGCCCTCCTTGTCGGCGCGCCACATTTCGCCGGACACCCCGCCGACGACAGCGAGGAGGATGACCAGCCAGATCGGCATGTCCGCCAACGCTTGTTGCTCGTTTGTCATGTCACGCCTCCGTGGGCAGTGGGTGATAGATGGGAATTGAGTTCAAATAATGTCTCTTCAGGCAGGCATTCCAAAAAGCCCGGCCTTGCGCCAGGCTTTTCAGCAATGCGGTCCCGCCGATCGATTACTCGAGTTGGAATCAGTAAGGTGCGACTGGCCACTCGATGTTCGCCGGATAACCCGACTGCTGATCGATGTCGCTGAGGGCGATGCAGTATTGCTTTTGGGCCAACAGCCGAGCCTGGTCTTCGCTGGTGGCGACGCCGACGTCGACTTTGAACTGCAGCGAGTTCATCAGTAACCAGTTGGCGGCCCCATTCAGCAATTGCCACTTCTGCTGTTCGGCTTTGTTTCGCAGTTCTTCTTCGTCGGTGCAGAGAAGGTCCAGACCCCATTGAAGGTAGCGCTCCAACCCACCCGAATATCCGTACTGCCGGTTACATCAACCCAAACCGAGGTTGGCGAAGCGAGTGGTTCAAGAATCACTTCACTTTCTTTCAACTGAACAACTCGGTTGTATTCAACCAGTGCGTAAAGACTCATTGGGTCTTCCTCATTTACTCTTTGGCAGGAATGTCGCCGTGCAACTGGCAGGTATTTAAAAGCCCGGCAACAAGGCCAGGCTCTTCAGTAATGCACTGCGCATTTCAATATTGCGGATGCGTCAAATGTCGCTTATGGCACTTCAGGCCAAATGACGCTCAGTGGATAGCCCGGCTGTTTGTTGACTTGGCTCATCGCGATGAAGAACTGCTTGTAGGCCAGCAGTGCGGCCTCTTCAGCAGGTGTAGCCAGCCCCAGCTCGACTTTTTGTACCAGCGCGGACGATGTCAGGGTGAAGTTGACTTTATCGAAACGAGTCACTCTTTCGTTACGCATTTGAATAGCCAACATGGACGGTTGCCCCCACATATCGCTATCAGTAAATGTCCAGACGCCGTCGGTGTTCACCGCGTTCCAGGAATAATCGATCTTGGGCAATGCGCTGACATCCACCCAGACTTGGTCCGCCGGAAACTCATCGGTGATCGGGTTCGCGGTTTCAAAAATGTTGTCGACTTTGCCAGCGACGACACGTGCGTATTTCTTCATGTTCATCATCCTTATTGAGTGCCGGCATCCCGGCGTTTCAGTTCCTGCCCGGTAGGCATTCCAAAAAGCCCGGCGCTTGTACACCGGGCTTTTCAGTAATGCGCTCCTTCGCCTTCCTTCCAATCCTGTGTTCGAGAAGGAAGCTGACTTTTCGGCGCTACTGGCGCGGTACGAGTCCATTCAGATTGTTTTTCCGACCGCGGTCCCTGCCCGCCGGATAACTGCTTCTGGTGCTTTACGCTGCACACCCGGGTCAGTTGCCAACCCTCTGAACCGTTGAGGCCGGTTCATCGCTGCCTGTTCTTGTGGAACTAAAGAGCCTGTCTTGCCAGCCGCTTTGTCGAGCGGCTTGGTGGCAAGAATATGCATGGATGCATATACAGTCAATGCGCAAATGCATTTATTTATGCATTAAATTTGCGCGCATGCATGAAAGCCATGCGGGCCAAGGGGTGGGGAGATTTCTGCAGGCGAAAAAAAACCTGCCGAAGGGGCAGGTTTCAGTTGGATGAACGAGAGTTAGCGGGCGTACATGCCCCACCAGAAGACGTGACCGAGGATGACGATCTGCTCTTCCTGGATTTCCTGAAAGCTGTAGTCCTCGTCCGGATGCTCGTCGCGATTGAAGCTGCGCAGACGGATGCCGGTGGGCAGGCGATAGAGTTGTTTCACGCGCAGCTGGCCGTTGTGATTGATCGCATACAGATCGCCAT